TCAAGTTCTACAGTTTTTGCTAATGGAAAAGGTATCGGTAGAATCGGAGACCAATACACAAGTGATAATACCATTATTTCTGGATCACAGACCGTATTTAGTGGTTGACAACCCTGTCCAATGTGTATATAATAGTTAGTGACAAGGTAAAATAATGTTAGGATTATAACATGAGGTTTGAAGATATCCTATCCGAATGGAAACAGGATAGTCACATTGACAAAACGGCACTTGATGATGAGGCAATCAAAATACCAAAACTTCATCACAAGTATTACACAATGCTTATTACCGAAAAAGCAATACTCAGGAAACTTGAATCTGAGATGAAGGTGCTTGAACTAGACAAGCACGAGTTCTATACAATGGGTCATACAGATGAAACAAGAGAAAAGGGATGGAAACTTCCACCCAAAGGTATGATTCTTAAGGTCGATATCCCTATGTATATGAGGTCTGATCCAGATATTATTGATCTATCACTCAAGATAGGTATTGCTCAGGAAAAAGTAGAGTTCCTTGAGTCTGTAATCAAGTCATTTCAGAACAGAGGCTTTAATATCAAGACGGCTGTAGATTTTATTAAGTTTACTAACGGCTCTTAAAACATCTAGCATATATACACTCATCAGGATACTTTGGTGAGTGTGTATATGAATGACTGATATAGTAAGAATAGTTAAGTACGATGAAGTACATCATAGGATAGTCTGTGATCCCGGCATTGCCATGGAGATTGCAGACTATTTTACGTTTGATGTCCCGGGAGCAAAGTTCTCTCCTGCCTATAAGGCTAGGGTTTGGGACGGAAAGATTCGTATATTCAACCCATTGGTAGGTCTATTGTACTGTGGTCTATCTTATCATTTGGAACAATTTTGTGGTTCCAGAAACTATACGGTTGAATATGATGGTATTGAATCTGATGCCGAGTTTTCCCTACATGAAGCAAAAGAGTTTTTAACCAAGCTGCAACCTAAGCATACGCCTAGGGATTATCAGCTTGAAGCATTTGTGCATTGTGTCAGGAAGAAAAGATCGCTATTGCTATCCCCTACAGGTTCAGGTAAGTCACTTATAATCTACATGCTTGCCTGTTACTATATGAAGAAAACACTCATTGTTGTGCCTACAACATCACTTGTGCACCAAATGACTTCCGACTTTGTGGAATACGGGTTGCCTGAAACCATGGTACACAAGATCATGTCAGGGCAAGAGAAAGAAACTGACAGATTTATCACAGTGTCTACTTGGCAGTCGATATTCAAGATGCCAAAGAAGTGGTTTGATCAGTTTGACGTTGTCATAGGCGATGAGGCTCATCTATTCAAGGCTAAATCACTTACAACAATCATGAATAATCTTAAAAGTTGTCAGTATAGATTTGGTCTTACTGGAACTCTTGATGGAACGCAAACACATAAACTGATCTTAGAAGGAGTGTTTGGTCCAGTAAAAAGAGTAACAACAACCTCAACATTGATTGAGCAGAAGCACCTTGCAGATTTCAGTATTAAGGCTCTGGTGTTAAAGTATCCAGAGGAGATAAGAAAATCCATGGTTAAGGCGGATTACAAAAAAGAGATGGATTTTCTGGTCTCAAATGAGCATAGAAATAAGTTCATAAAGAACCTTGTTATGTCATTAACTGGTAACACACTTTTATTATTCCAATATGTTGACAAACACGGTAAAGTGTTATATGATATTCTTTCTAAAGAGTTAACAGATAGAAAGGTATTCTTTATTTCTGGCTCTGTTGATGGTGAAATCAGAGAAGATATAAGAAAGCAAATAGAACTTGAGACAAACTGTGTTGTTGTTGCCTCATATGGCACATCAAGTACTGGTATTAACATAAAGAATCTACACAATGTTATATTTGCTAGTCCATCAAAGTCAAGGATCAGAAATCTACAGTCAATAGGTAGAGGTCTTCGTAGATCGGAAACCAAAACAGGTGCAGTACTCTATGACATTGCCGATGATCTATCTTGGAAATCAAACAGAAATCATACTCTGAATCACTTTGTTGAAAGAGTAAGGATTTATAACGAGGAAAAGTTTCCTTACAAGCTTTATAACGTGGAGCTAAAGTACTGAAACTGATAGGAGAGACATGCCGCCATCAAAAAAGCATTATGTGAATAATAAGGACTTCTATGAAGCCTTAGTAAAGTATAATGAAAATCTAAAGACAAACCCTAACACTAGAATACCAGATTATATTGGTAAGTGTATTCTAGCCATTTGTACCCGATTGGCAACAAAGCCAAACTTCAGCGGTTACTCATTTAAGGATGAACTTATTGCTGATGGTATTGAAAACTGTATTGTTGCTATTAATGGTTTTGACCCAAGTAAGTCTGTAAACCCATTTGCATACTTCACACAAGTTTCCTGGAATGCATTTATTAGGCGAATCTCCAAGGAAAAGAAGCAACAATATATTAAGCATAAGAATATGCAAAATACGTTTTCAACACATAATGAAGAACTTGCATATGGTGATACAGGATCATTAATCCACGCTAAATCAAATGATATGTCAAACGATATTATTTCTAGTTTTGAAGATAGACTAGTTAAAACACAAAAGAAGAAAGTTGCAACTGGTCTGGAAAAGTTTGTGGAGTCCTGACTTGACAAAAATAGCCTTGATAACGGACACTCACTTCGGTGTCCGTAACGATAATGTTGCCTTTATGGATATGTCCAAGAGGTTCATGGATGACGTTTTTTTCAAGGAGATTGATAGTCAAGAAATAAAGCATATCATACACCTGGGTGATCTTGTTGATCGCAGAAAGCAGATAAACATTCAGACTGCCAAACGACTGAGGGAAGATTTTATCTTCCCCATCATTGGTCGTAATCTTGAATATCATCAGATACTAGGAAATCACGACGTTTACTATAAGAGCACAAATAAGGTTAACTCCATACAGGAAATGTATGGACAACTCATACCGTGGTATGATACAGCGACTGAAATAGTTATTGATGATATTCCATTATTATTGGTACCTTGGATATGTTCTGATAATAAGGATGAGTCATATGCAAGGATTAAGGAGACAAAAGCAAACTTTTGTCTAGGTCATCTTGAACTTGTTGGCTTTGAGATGTACAAGGGTAGCATAAGCACTCATGGTGATTCACGTGATCTTTTTGATAAGTTTGATCTAACTCTATCGGGACACTATCACCATAAGTCTACTGATGGTTCAGTGCATTATCTAGGTTCACATGGTCAGTTTACATGGTCTGACTATGGTGATCCACGTGGGTTTCATGTGCTCGATTTGAATACTAGAGAGTTGACTTTCTTTGAAAATCCGTATAAAATGTTTTCAAAGGTCCATTACGACGATCTGGATAAAACCATAAGTGATATTCTAGAGTATGATTTTGACTCGTGTAAAAACACTTATGTGAAGGTCATTGTCCATAATAAAACAAATCCTTATTGGTTTGATAAGTTCTGTGAGTCAATAGAAAAAACTGGTGTCATTGACATGCAAATTGTTGATGATCATCTCAACTTAAATCTGGAGGATGACACAGATATTATCAATGAAGCGGAATCCACAATAGATATTTTCAAAAAGCATATAAGTAAACTACCACAAACCAATATTGATAAGAATAAGTTGGAACAACTTGTTGTGGACCTATACAATCAAGCTCTAACAATCGAGTGATATAATGGCAATATTATTTAAGAAAATCAGGTGGAAAAACTTTATTTCCACCGGAAATGAGTTTATTGAACTTGATCTAGGTCCTACAGGATCAACTCTCATTGTTGGTAAAAATGGCGCAGGTAAGTCACAGTTACTTGATGCGCTAACATTTGCCTTATTTGGTAAGACATTCAGAAACATTAATAAACCACAACTAGTAAACAGTATAAACAAAAAGGATACTGTTGTTGAGATTGAGTTTGTTGTAGGTAAAACAAACTATAAAATAGTAAGAGGTATTAAACCAACAATATTTGAGGTTTATTCCAACGGTCAGTTGATGAATCAATCAGCTGAAATGAGAGATTACCAGGAAATATTGGAAAAGCAAATATTAAGGTTTAACTATAAAACGTTCTGTCAAGTTGTTGTTCTAGGTTCTGCATCGTTTGTTCCTTTTATGCAGCTGCCTCTAGGTAAGCGTAGAGAGATTATTGAAGATCTACTTGATCTACAGATCTTTACTACTATGAATGTTCTACTTAAGGATAAGATATCTGAGAATGTGGAACATATAAGACAGAACCAGGACAATCAGAGACTGGTCTCCGAAAAAATAAAGATGGCAAAGGATCATTTGAAAGAACTACAGGCAAAAAATGATCAGTATATCAATGAAAAGAAAATAACAATAAATGATCTAAACAGTAAAATATCTGAGTGTAAAGAGTTATTAAGCACTCTACAAAGCTCAATCATAGAAAAAACTGATAGTATCAATAACTATGGAACGGTGCAATCAAAGGTAGAAAAACTTAAGTCTCTCCGCATTCAGATGGAGACCAAGAGCGAAACTATAAAAAAGGAAATCGAGTTTTTTACCAATCATGAAAACTGTCCGACGTGCAAACAAAAGATTGACAACGAGTTTAGTTGTGAGATAATAAGTACTAGGCAAGACGAGATAAGCAATCTTGAGTCTGGTCTTATTCAACTAAGTAAAAAATACCAGGAAACAAACGATCAACTTAACGAACTTTTTACCTTACAAAAAGAACTAGACGAGATTCAGATCTCAGCATCACATGAGATGCTAAAGATTAAGATGCTTAAAGATCAAATAAAAACAGTTCAAAAAGAAATAACCGAGGTAAATCAGAATATAAAGACAAGTTCCGATGTAAGGATAGTTGATCTTGAGACTGAACTTACAAACCTAGCAAATGACTATAACAGACTGATGGATGATAAAAATGTTCTATCATCCGCTGCCGCCCTCTTAAAGGATGGTGGTATCAAAACAAAGATAATAAACCAGTATATTCCTATCATCAATAAGTTGATTAACAAGTATCTTGGTGAGTTTGATCTTTTTGTAGAGTTTTATCTTGATGAACAGTTTAATGAAGTGATTAAATCTAGGCATCGAGATGAGTTCAGTTACTCATCCTTCAGTGAGGGTGAAAAACAAAAGATTGACTTGGCGTTTCTTTTTACGTGGCGTGCAGTAGCCAAACTTCGGAACTCAATGAGCACAAATCTCTTGATCCTTGACGAGGTTATGGACTCAAGTCTTGACGGCAATTCAGCAGATGATCTACTAAAGATACTACAAAATATAAGCAGCGACTCTAGCATCTTTGTAATATCACATAGAGAAAATCTGCATGATAAGTTTGAGAATATCATTAAGTTTGTGAAACACAAAAACTTCAGCAAAATAGAGGAATAAAACATGACCGAGCAAAATGACAACCTTATTGTAGAAATCCTAGAAGATGGCACTAAGGTTGTCATTGATTTGGATGTATGCAATGGAGTTGCTGACAGCATCATTGACAACCTATTTTCTCTTGAAGAGGAAAAAGAGCTTGAAAACTTTGATCCTGTTGCAACATGCTTCAGTCTATTCATCAATACGTATCATGTCCTACTGTCATCCGGGTGGACCATTGATAGCCTGAAGTCTGAGCTTGATGAGCACTTTATCAATCATAAGAACTCGATGAACTGATATGAATCTGCTTCATTATTCTGATAATAACCTATACAATAAATGTGAGCAGTTTAACTTTCAGGATACACCATTTGATCCATTTGAGTTTGCGCAAGACTTAGTCAAGCTCATGTATGAGCAAAATGCTATCAGTATTGCGGCACCTCAGGTTGGTGTAAGATATCGTGTATTTGCAATGCGTGGTGCACCTGAAAACTTTGTGTGTTTTAACCCTAGGATTGTGATGCCTTCGGCGGAAACAGTCAAGCTAGAAGAGACAAGCATCACCACACCAGGTCTGATAGTAAAGGTGACTAGACCTCAGCATATAAAGGTTAGGTTTGCTACACCAAACGGTCAGGTAAGAACTGAGACCTTTACTGGCATGACTGCACGAGCCTTTCAGCAGTCTTGCCAATATCTGGATGGCTTGCCTTTCTGGTCTGGGGTATCTAGACTTGAGATGCAGTTTGCTCTAAAGCGGGCTCAAAAGAACTCATTTACGTTTCCTGGCCATAACTTTTACCGATATTGTGGTTGACAAATAAGCATTATTGTAGTATTATAATGATATGCTACAATAATGTCAGGAGGCTATTATTAATATTTTCTATATCTCATCTGACCCGGTCCAGGCCGCTCAATGGATGGTCGATAAGCATGTAGTTAAAATGATTTTGGAATCCGCACAACTTTTGTGCACAGCTCATCGTATCCTTGATGGTAGGATGATTGCTGGTAAATCCAAAACTGGCCGTAATGTAAAACGTTTTGTACTTGATGATCAACGTGATAGTGTGTTGTATGTTGCAACACATGTGAATCATCCATCAGCCGTATGGGCTCGACAATCAGTTGAAAACTACAATTGGCTCTATGAGCATTTTTATGCTCTGGGTCAAGAGTATACATATCGCTATAATAAAAAGCATAAGTGCTTTGATGGTGATATGAGTTATATGCTACAATCACCCCCACATAATCTGCGTGAATACGACATGACACCAATGCCATCAGCAATGGCTGATGAGTATAAGATCAGTGATGATCCTCTTATTAACTACCGTAACTACTATAAGGTAGGTAAGGCTCGTATGCACGCATGGAAAAATCGTAACCCACCAGAATGGATTATTAGCCAATGACAGATATGTTTAATGATGTAAAGCAGTTTCAGGTTGCATTTGGTTTGAATGTAGGTTCAAAGCCTGAACTTCCATTTGCACCGGAACGACTGCTTCGTGTTCGTTTGCTTCGTGAAGAGTTTGATGAATATATCAAGGCTGAAAATGAAGATGATATTGTAGAAATTGCAGATGCACTTGCAGATATTATCTATATAGCATGTGGTACCGCTGTTTCATACGGTATTCCACTTGATAAGGTATTTGATGAGGTTCATCGTTCAAATATGGCAAAACTTGTTGATGGTAAACCTATTCGTCGTGATGATGGTAAGGTACTAAAGCCTGAAGGCTGGACACCACCCGATACTAAACGTGCTGTATTTGGCTAAATATTAGGATTTTTGTGATGCTTGACAGTAATCAAAAGCGGCAAAAGACTGGTGATTTGGGTGAAAAACTTGTAGCACGATATTATCGTGATATGGGTCGATCGGTTTATGAAACCATGGATCTTTTTGATGATAAAAAAGATATGTTGATTGATGGCTTATTGTCATGTGAAGTAAAGACACAACAACCTTGGCATAAAGAGCAAGCATTTACAGTTAAAGCTAATCAAATAAAAAAGTGCATGTCTGTTGATATTTTGATCTTTGTTGAAACCCCATCTAAATATAATGGTAATGTAGTTAAGCTCTACGAGGTTCCAAAACATAGAAGATCAACAAGAGAATGTTCTACATATGATGGCAGAACAATGCATTTGTTTGATAAGAAATATGCTACATTACTTACAACGATTAATGATCAAATAATTGTTGAACAATTCAATAGATACACACTTTCAACTTGGAGATATTAAGTGACACAAGTTCGTGATACATCATTGGACTATGATGATCTAGTTGGATACAAGGCCAAGGAAAATATCAAGGTTGATCTTGCAGATTTTCTTGATATTGAGTCTGAAAATCAAACCACTGTTGCACCTCGGAAAGTTGATCCAAACTTTCCTGAAGATTGGCAAAATCTATATGTAAACTTTTTTGAACATGAAATGTTTCTAAAGTTTATGTCTCTTATTGGAGAACCACCTTCACCACGAACAAAGGTATTGGTTTTCTCTAAAGAGAAGAATGATGGTATTTTAGGATTTTTTGAAGATGCTTGAAGATAAGAATGCAAAAACTGTAGAGGAACTACAACGTTGGTGGATGGATCCATATAAGCAATGGTATGCTGCAGGTATGCCATCGTTTGTTACAAAGGATCTTTCACCATACAAGCAGATTATCATTAAGTTTAAGACCAAAGAGGACAGACAGGCATTTGCAGAACTGATTAATCAACCATTGACAGATAAAACTAATGTGATATGGTATCCAGAGAAGAAACGTGAAAAGAATATGATGAATAGAATTGTAGGTGATTGATGTATACACAGCAAACTCAACGTTATCCTATCTATATTATTTCAAAGGGTAGGTGGGAATCCAGATATACTAGTAAAGCACTTGAGGGTATGGGTGTTGACTATTATATTGTAGTTGAACCACAAGAATATGATCAATATTGTTCTGTTATTGAACCTAAAAAGGTTCTGACTCTACCTTTTAGCAATCATGGTAAGGGCTCTGGTCCTGCTCGTAACTGGTGCTGGGAACATTCTCAAGCACTAGGTTATGATCGCCATTGGTTGCTTGATGATAATATCATGGAGTTTTGGCGGTTCCATCAAAATAAGCGCTATCGAGTTGAAAAGGGCTCTGGTATTTTTAGAGCAACGGAAGACTTTGTTGATCGCTTTGAAAACGTTGCGCTTGCTGGTCTACAATACAAGTTTTTCTGTGTTGATGATTATCCTTATCCTCCTTATATTCTAAATACACGGATCATGTCGTGTTTCCTCATTGATAATAACTGCCCACATAAGTGGCGTGGTCGTTATAATGAGGACGTGGATCTATCCATTAGAGTTCTTAAGGAAGGTCTCTGTACTATGCTGATCTATTCCTTCCTCTGTGGTAAGGCTAGAACTGGCACTGTGAAAGGTGGTAATACATCTGAAATCTATAATAACTATCAAGAAGATGCTTCTCTAAAGAAGTCACAAATGCTTGTTGAAATGCACCCAGATGTTGTTACACTGAAGGAACGCTATGGTCGTGTTCATCATCATGTTGACCTGGATGCAATTGTAAACAAACATGGTCAACCTGCCAGAAATAATCCGCTCATCCTTAAGAAGGATGTTAAGATTCTAAATAAGGTAAACAACTATGGTATGAAGCTGATTCGTGAGTGGGGCACAGATGCTGCATATGAGGATCTAGAATATTCCATGGACGTTTATCCTTCCGGACGAAAGAATATTTACTGATGAAGATACTAATCACAGGTATTGCAGGTTTCATTGGCTATCATCTAGCAAAAACACTAACCAATGATGGTCATGAGGTTATTGGTCTAGATAACTTCAATGACTATTATGATGTAACATTGAAGAACACCAGAGCCGAACTATTAAAGAGGATCGGTGTAAAGATATACAGAATAAATCTGCAGAATATAGTTGATACCCAATGGATAATGAAGCAACACAACTATGATTGTGTTGTACATCTTGCTGCATCAGTTGGTGTTAGACATTCCTATGATAATGCAAAAGAGTATATTCTAAATAATATCATAGGAACACAAAATCTAATAGATACATGTGAGTTGTATAATGTAAACAATGTTGTTTATGCTTCAACATCGTGTGTCATGGCTGGTAATCCATTACCATGGGTTGAGGATGTACCAACATCACATCAGTTAAATCCATATGGATATACAAAGCGCACAAACGAATGTCAGTTTATGACATCACGGATTAACAGAACAATTGGATTAAGGTTTTTCACTGTATATGGTCCATATGGTCGACCAGATATGGCTTTGTTCCAGTTTGCAAAAGCCGCTGTAAAACAGCAACCTATCGATGTTTTTAACCATGGCAACATGAAACGTGATTTTACATACATTGATGATATTGTTGCTGGTATAAAGATCATTCTAAATAGAGTTGTTGAATCTGACAACAACCACCATGAAATATTCAATATCGGTCGTGGTGAACAGGTAAATCTTATGGATTTTATTTCCGAAATTGAAAAGAACTTTGGTAGAGTTTTGGAAAAGAACCTTTTACCTAGACACCCAGCTGATACACTTGAGACATGGTCTAATACGGATAAGCTACAAGCACTTGGTTGGAAACCTTCCGTATCCATTCCTGAAGGTGTTGCCAGATTTGCCGAATGGTATAAACTTTATTATGGAGTTAACTAATAGTGAAAATTGCAATCATTGGTCATGGTTTTGTAGGAAATGCCGTGGATTACGGTTTCCCTTCAACACAATGCGAAAAGTATATTATTGATCCAAAGCATAATACACATATTAAAGACCTGAAAGGTGTTAATATTGATTATGCCTTTGTTTGTGTTCCAACACCTATGGCACCAAATGGTGATATTGATGCCACCATTATTACACAGGTTGTAACAGAGCTAAGTAATACAATTGAAGGTGTTATTATTGTTAAGTCCACTGTTACACCTGACATTCTAGTATCATTTTTAAATAATCCAGACAATCATAATCTGTATGATAGATTTGTTTACAACCCAGAGTTTCTAACTGAAAAGAGTGCAAATGAGGATTTTGTAAATCCTTTCATTCATGTATTTGGTGGTGTACCTGAGGTGACATCCAAGGTTGAGGAACTGTATAAGTACTATAGTATTTGCAAGCCTTGTCCAGTATTTCACATGTCACACATTGATGCAAGTTTTGTCAAGTATGGTGTTAATAGTTACCTTGCATCAAAGGTTCTATGGTTCAATCAGTTTTATGATTTGGTAACCACATGTGATTCAAACTTCGGTAAGATTATCGGAGCCATCACAGCAGATTCCAGAGTAGGTAGATCACATACAACAGTTCCTGGCTTTGATGGAAAGAGAGGCTTTGGTGGCGCTTGTTTTCCAAAAGATACAAATGCATTTGTAAAGTTTGCAGATTCAGTTAATATTGATATGACTGTCCTAAAAGAAGTCATTAGATCAAATAATAACTATAGGGCAAACTATGAAAAGGATTCCAGAGAAAAGGAACAAAAAATCTTTTTCAGTAATACCGTATAGGTGTTATAATGGATAAGTGGGATACTAGATTTCTAAATATTGCAAAAGAAGTTGCAACATGGTCTAAGGATCCATCATCAAAAATCGGAGCCATTGCAGTAAAGGATCGTGTGATCCTTTCCACTGGTTATAATGGATTTCCTAGGGGTATTGATGATTCAGAGGACCGATATCAGGATAAGGAACAGAAATATAAGTATGTAGTTCATGGTGAAATGAACTGTATCTATAATGCAGCCCACATAGGAATAAATCTAAATAACTCAGATATGTATGTGTATGGTTTACCTACATGTTCCGAATGTGCAAAGGGCATTATACAGATTGGTGTGAAAAGGGTATTTTCCTGTTATCCTGAAACCATAGGTGAAAAATGGAAAGTATCTGAGATTGCCACAAAGGAAATGTTTGATGAAGCAGGTGTTGAGTATTTTAGATGTATAGATACAACGAAGGTTTGATTCTTGAGGAACTTAAAAACTATATTGACAAAACATACAGTGGTCATTATGGTAAGGATGTACAAGCCCAAGATTTGATTATTTCATCAGGTCATGCTGAAGGTTTCTACATCGGTAATATTATCAAGTATGCCTCACGATACGGTAAAAAGAATGGCTACAACAAGGACGATCTGATGAAGGTCCTACATTATGCCATTCTAGCAGTAAATAATCACTATGAAAATCATGAAAAGGTTTAAGTATGGAAATCTCTATCTCTATTGACGAACTACGTAAGCGCAAGCTATTCCTTGGTGTTCCAATGTATGGCGGAATGTGCGCTGGTATGTTTACCAAGTCCGTTGCTGACTTGACAGCAATGTGCACGAATCATGGCATTCAGATGCGGACATACTTTCTGTTCAATGAAAGTCTGATCCCTCGGGCTCGTAACTACATCTGTGATGAGTTTATGCGGTCCGATTGCACTCATATGCTATTCATTGATGCTGATATCGGTTTTGATCCGCGCGATGTTCT